CGTAGGGCTGACCTTACGCTCAATGCCTACCAGAAAGCTGCACGACGTACGGCTATCTACAAGGACAAGATCATCTACCCAGCGTTGGGTCTGTGTGGTGAGTCTGGTGAGGTAGCCGAGAAGATCAAGAAGTACCTCCGTGACGGAGTTATGAACGACAAAGAAGTGGCTAAGGAGCTTGGTGATGTGCTCTGGTACATTGCGAACCTAGCCGAAGACCTTGGGTACGACCTAGCTGAAATCGCGGATATGAACCTTGAGAAGCTAGCGGATCGTGTCAATCGAAACGTAATCAAAGGAAGCGGAGACAACCGATAATGAACAACCACTTGCCTACTGACTACCAAGCCTTCATTCATACTTCGCGGTATGCTCGTTGGCTTGAAGAAGAGAACCGCCGTGAGACTTGGGGTGAGACTGTCTCCCGTTATATGACTAAGGTTGTCGTTCCGAAGACCCGTGACGAGATTGTTGTCGGTGACATTGAAGAGGCTATCCTTGGCCTTGAGATCATGCCTTCGATGCGGGCCTTGATGACTGCTGGTCCTGCCTTGGATCGTGATAACACTGCTGGTTATAACTGCAGCTACCTCCCGGTGGACGACCCCAAGTCCTTCGACGAAGCTATGTTCATCCTGCTCTGTGGCACTGGCGTAGGCTTCTCCGTTGAGCGTCAATACGTCTCTAAGCTTCCTGAGGTTCCTGACCAACTCTTCGTCGCTGAGGACGTTATCGTAGTCCACGACAGCAAAGAGGGCTGGGCTAAGTCCTTCCGTAAGCTGGTGGCTATGCTCTACGCAGGGGAAATCCCTACGTGGGATACCTCGAAGGTCCGTAAGGCTGGCGCTAAGTTGAAGACCTTTGGTGGTCGTGCCTCTGGTCCTGCACCTCTGGAAGACCTCTTCCGCTTCACCGTGGCTATGTTCAAGGGTGCTCAGGGACGTAAGCTCTCGTCCATTGAATGCCATGACCTGATGTGTAAGATTGGTGAAGTTGTCGTTGTGGGTGGTGTACGCCGCTCTGCCATGATCTCTTTGTCGAACCTGTCTGACGACCGTATGCGTCACGCTAAGTCGGGTAACTGGTGGGAAGGCCAAGGTCAACGTGCTCTGGCTAACAACTCTGTAGCATACACTGAGAAGCCCGACATGGAAACCTTCATGCGTGAGTGGCTCTCTCTTGTCGAATCCAAGTCTGGTGAACGTGGTATCTTCTCGCGCCCAGCCAGCAAGAAGCAAGCTAACAAGAGTGGACGACGCAATGCAGACTATGACTTCGGCACTAACCCGTGCAGTGAGATCATTCTTCGTCCGTACCAGTTCTGTAATCTCACGGAAGTCGTGGTCCGAGCTACGGATACACTTGAGGACTTGGAGCGGAAAGTAACTCTGGCTACGATCCTTGGTACCATTCAGAGCACCTACACGCACTTCCCGTACCTGCGTAAGATTTGGCAGAAGAACACCGAGGAAGAGCGTCTCTTGGGTGTGTCGTTAACTGGCATCATGGACAATAAACTCCTCGGGCCTTCTAACGCAGGTCTCGACAAAACCCTCAAGAGGCTCAAAGATGTCGCTGTTGCTACTAACGCTGAGTGGGCTGAACGCCTTGGTATCCCTGCTAGTACTGCTATCACTTGTGTCAAACCCTCTGGGACGGTATCGCAATTGGTGGACTCTAGTAGTGGTATTCACGCACGTCACAGCGCCTATTATATTCGTACTGTGCGCGGTGATAACAAAGACCCTCTGACGCAGTTCATGAAGGACCAAGGTATCCCTAACGAACCTTGCGTTATGAAGCCTGAGACGACAACGGTGTTTAGCTTCCCTCAGAAGTCTCCTCATGGTGCCATCACTCGTAACGACATGACCGCTATTGAACAGTTGTCGTTGTGGCTTACGTATCAGCGTAATTGGTGTGAGCATAAACCATCTGTAACGATTACCGTAAGGGATCACGAATGGATGGAAGTCGGTGCTTGGGTCTTCAAACACTTCGATGAAGTCTCTGGTGTATCATTTTTGCCACACTCGGACCACACCTACCAACAGGCACCCTATCAGGATTGCAGTGAACGTGAGTACCTTGACGCTCTTGCCCTGATGCCTGAACGGATTGATTGGACTAAGCTGAGTGACTACGAGAAGGAAGACATGACCAAGAGTTCCCAGACGTTTGCTTGTGTCGGTTCTTGCGAGATCGTTGACATTGCATAAGTTCGAGGATATAACGGGTAAAACCTATGGTGAGAGAACTGTCGTTGGTCTCTCTCACCAACACCCTGTATCTGGAAACTACTACTGGAATGCTGTATGTTCTTGTGGCAAAGAGGATGTAGTATCTGGTACTAGACTAAAGAAAGGATCGAAATGTCTTTCTTGCTCAGCTAAGGTAAACGGAAGAAAAGGTTTGGACAAACAAGCTGAAAATCTTCCATGTTACTTCATACTTTGCGGACCTTACGTAAAGGTAGGGAGTAGTAAAGAACCAATTGAACGTCTTAAGCAGATGCAGACAAACAACCCCTACCCATTAAATCTGATTTATGTAGATCAGGTAAACGGGGAGAAGTACTGGCACGACAAACTACGAGGGTGTCTACACCAAGGTGAATGGTATCACTGGGAGAAAGTCTGTGAGATTGTTGACCTAACCTAAGTTAACACATCCTGAGCATGATGTTAAAAAACTGCTCATTTGTTAACATAAAGGAACGACACAATGCCTGCACTTTATCCTTTCCTCGACTTCCTTATCCTAGGTATCCTAGTCTTTGTCGCCTATAAAATCATCAAGTTGGATTAAGTAAATGTTAGAGAAGCCACGGGGTAAGCGGACGACAAAGTACAAGGGAGCACCCGAGGAGGCTACGTCTCGTACGGTAAGCCTAGTTCCCATGAACGACAATCAGAAGCTTTACATTGACGCCCTCAGTAGCCACCAACAGATCATCGTCTTAGGTCCGTCTGGTACAGGTAAGACTTACATTGCAGCATCGTACGCAGCGAATCTGTACATTCTCCGTAAGATCGACAAGATCATTATCACTCGCCCTGCAGTATCTGTCGGCAAGTCCTTGGGTGCTCTACCGGGTGACATTGGGGAGAAGTTTAGCCCTTGGCTGTCACCAGTGTTGTCGGTCCTTGAGGAGCAGTTGGGTAAGGGTGTCGTCGAAACTGGGATCAAGAACGGTAACATTCAGATGGCCCCGTTGGAGTACATGCGAGGATCATCCTTCAAGGATGCGTTCGTACTAGCAGATGAGTGTCAGAACCTAGATGTGGCTCAGTTCAAGATGCTGGTTACCCGTATTGGCGACAACTGCAGATTGGTGATGAACGGTGATATTCGTCAGTCTGACATCAAGGAACAGTCAGGTCTGTCTAAGGCGATACACTTGGCTAAGAAGTACAGCATAGATGCCTGTGTCGTTGAGTTTGGTATTGACGACGTGGTACGTTCTGATATATGCCGACAGTGGTTGGATGCGTTCTATAAGGAGAACCTGTAATGGCTAAATGGAAGATCGTAGAGGACAACGAAGGGTATGATCTTAGTGAGCACATGGAGGAGGAAGTAGATAACGTCAATAACCCTGACCATTATACTTACGGCAACATTGAATGTATCGACTACCTTCGGGACAACATGCCGTATGAAGCCTTCCTAGGTTTCCTTGAAGGCAACAATAAGAAGTACATGCACCGTTGGCGTCACAAGGCAAAGCCTCTGGAAGACCTTAAGAAGGCACGTTGGTACCTTGATCGTCTTATTGAAGAGCTAGAGGGGCCAGATGAGTGATCTACTTATGATAGGCTCTCTAACGTTCGTAGCCTTCGTAGTCGTCCTGATCTGGGTTATTAACGAAGGTGACTGACGCAAAACAAAAGGGGAGCGAAAGCTCCCCTTAAGTCATTCTATAGTGTAAGGTAGGTTACTTACCGTAAGATGCCTTAGCCTTCTTAGCGGGTTTAGCTGCAACGTAAGCCTTAGCCTTCTTGGTTTTGCCAGCCATCTTGCTCATACCGACGTTGGCCGTAGCTTTAGCGTCAGCACCTGCACCAGCTTTGCCTTTAGCAGCGCCTTTAGCTTTCATTCCCATCATCATTGTAGTTCTCCTTACTTTTGGTTACGTTCACGGAGGGTCATGCCGAGTTTAACAGCACTACGATCCTTCTGCATAGCAGATTCTTTTTTCAGACGAGCCAACCGAGTTGCGCTTTTCCCGGTAGCGCCACGAGAAGCACCAGAAACAGCCGACACAGAAGCAGTGTTTGAAGCTGGTTTAGCCTTAGGACGAATGGACTTCGTTGGTGCAGCCGAGGCAGGCTTACTCACCTCTTCTTTAAGGTTAGTCGAGTAAGACTTACCGTTCCATTCAAAAGTTTTGCCAGCACCAAGTTTCTTACGTGCGGCGGCGAAGGCTTCCTTAAAAGATGCCATAGTTATTTGCCTTTCTTCTTAGCTTTACGAGCAGAGCTAAGTGCAATTGCCACAGCCTGCTTCTGGGGTTTACCTGCCTTCATCTCTTTCTTGATGTTAGCACTGATCGTCTTCTTGCTTGAGCCTTGCTTGAGGGGCATGACCTTCTTCCTCGTTAGTTGTCGTGTATTCTGTGTCGTCAGAGCCATTACGCCTTCCTTCCCGCTTTAGTGTTACGTTTGAAGGAGCGGTTACTGGACGGAGACTGTACCTTGAGGTTCGCCATACGGTTGTCACTGGTGCGGTTATTCGAGTGGGCCACATCTTTACCGTCACCTTTCGACACCTTACCAGCCTTCTCCATCTTGCGTCGTGCAGCATTGTTCTCCGCACGTTTCTTCTTGGCTCTGTCGGAGGAGTGGTAGTTCTCGTACTCTGACTTATAATCTCTAGACATTTGATTTACCTACCATTTTTCACGATTAGCCCAGTAGGCCGCTGACATTTTGCCTTTGTCGATATTTTTCTTATGACGAGCTTTGAAGGCTTTATTACGTTTAGACCCATCAGGACTACCAGACACACCCTGTTGACCAAAGCGGATAGTCTTCACTGTGTCACCTTCTTTAGCAACGACAACATGAGACTTGGTAGGGTGGCTAGGGGTCTTCTTAGGCTTGTTAAAACCTGAGACACCAGCACGTTCAAGGCGAGGGTCTTTAGCCATCTTACTTCTTCCTCGCAGTCTTTGCGGATTCCTTGAATGCCTTAGCCGTAGGAGCACCTTTAGTACCCGGCTTACGCATCTTCTCTCCTGAACCCTCAGCGATACGCTTACGCTTAGCGTTAATGTTGGCGTAAAGACCTTTAGCCATTTCTTTTCCTCTTGAACAGGTTAGTGATCCAACGACCAATCTCGTTAGGGCTAGGTAGGAGCCACCCTAAGATCAGGAGTAGGACGACCCACGGTGGTGTTTCTTGGATAGTTACTTCTGCTGTGTCGGCCTGCACTTGTGCTGTGTTAACGTCTCTGCCAGCTTCATTCCGGGTCGTCTGGCTTACCACTGCCTGAGAGTTCTCCTTGCCCGCCTGAACGTTGGCCGCTACGTTTGGACCCCCGCCCGTCAGAAGAGATAGTGGACCCTTCCCACACCCCACCAGCAGACTTGCCGAACCAGTCCATACCAAAAGCAAGAGCAGCAAACGTAAATACTGGCCACACAAGGATTTCAATCGTACTAGCATCTTTAGTCTCCACGACGTACACGAGCCAGACCAGTAGAGCTACAGCCAGTTCCCTCTTGTACGTCTTCATACTACGATAGGAAAAGCTTACGCTCTTCTTCCCTGCGCTTCGTGAGACCTTTGAGAGCCACACCCTTTTGTTTATTCCAACGGAGGAACTGATTGGCTGCACCCTCGTAGTCACCAGCGTTAAGGAGACGTAGGAGAGTGCTATTGGCGAAGCCACCCTCCCCAATGTTGAACACAAGGGACGACAAAGCATCGAACTGGTTCTGCGTAAGGGGGACGACAACAAGCTTGTTAACAGCCTTCTCGACCCACGTAATGTCCTTACGCAGGAGTGACTCAGCCTGACCCGCAGTAATCTTCATACCCTGCTTTGTCGTATGGGTGTGACCGTAGCCAATGGTCCATACGTCATTAGGGGTCGGCATGTAGGCTTCCAGACGGAGACCCTCATGCTTCTTAATGATGTCGATGTTATGAACCTTCATGTACTTCTCACCCTTACCGAT